GTAGCAGAAGATCCCCAATTCATTTATAACGTAACCAGAGTTGGGCAGAGGAGGCAACCAGCATAATGAGCATACAAACAATTATAGATAACGCAACATTTATCACTGTTGATAAAAGAAAAGTTGCCAGTCAAATTGTTACCAGGAGTGGTAGAATAAAGACTGCTGAAGTCACTAATGCTGTGCCATATAGATTTACTGTGGGTATGCATGAAGCATTGTTGTATTCAGAAAACAGAGATTTACTACAAGAATTAGATTCATTAGATGTTATCACAGAAGAAGAAATAGATATTGGTAGTACCAACACAGGACTAAGTTATGTGACTGGACTGTTAGGATCAGGCTTTGGTGGAACTGTCACTGTAACAAGTGCTAGTGCGTCTAACATAGTTTTAAACACTGGATCAGCATCAGGCTCTGGCACAGTGTTAAAGAAAGGTGACTTTATACAGTTAGCCAGTAATTATAGATATCCTTATCAAGTAACCAGTGATGTTGCATGGAATAGCAGTAGCATAACAGTGCCAATACACAGAAACTTTATTGAACAAAGTGGTTATACAGTTAGTGGTAAAGGCATATTGTTAGGATCAGATGTTACATGGCGTGTGAAAATGGTTGCTAAACCAAATTACAGTATTGTGCCTTACAACAGAATAAATTTTGACAGTGATTTTGAATTGGTGGAGATTATACTTTAATGGCTACCACAATTACTCCAGTAACACTTCCTAATATCAAACATGCTATGTTGATTGATTTACAATTAGACAGCAATGTGTACTATATTAGTAATGCATGGAAAACAATCACATATGGCGGCAATGATTACACAGAATTAGGTGCATTCCTAGGTGTAAGTGAATTTCAAGAAGATATCAAAACCACCAATGGTGATATACAAATCAGTTTAAGTGGTATACCCAGTGAAGGTGACTATGTAAGTGAAGTGTTAAACACCAAAATCAAAGGTGGTGAAGTAACCATATACAGAGCATTTGTGAATGATGACTACAGCATAGACAGTGGCAATGTATATCAAAGATTTAAAGGTATCATCACAAACTTTAATATTTCAGAAGATGTTGATGTTATAGAAGGCAAAAACACAAACACAGTAAGTGTTAGTTGTGCCAGTATCAACACAATTTTAGAAAACAAAATTGCAGGACAAAGAACTGCACCAACAGATAGAACAAAGTTTTATCCAGGTGATACAACTTTTTATAGAATACCAGAACTGCAAAACGTGGCATTTGACTTTGGTAGAGAATACACTGGAGGCTCAGGCTACGGAGGTGGCGGAGGCGGAGGCCGTGGCGGTGGACGTTACGGTGGCGGACCTTTTGCTGGTATCAATGTGGACATGAGATAATGATTAGAACAGCAACAATACAAGATTTTGATAGAATAATGGAGATGATGATCAATTTTGCTAATTCATCACCATATTCTGCTCAACATAATCCACAATACAATGATCAATATGTGAGAAATTTGTTGTGTTCATTTATAAAACAAGGAATTATCCTTGTTGGAGAGATTAAAGGTGAGATACAAGGCATGTTGATTGCTGGTATTTCTCCAGATGTTTGGTTACCACACATAAAAGTGATGAAAGAAGTTGCTTGGTGGGTAGAACCAGAACACAGAATGGGTACTTTAGGCTATAAATTGCTTAAAAAGTACATAGATAGTGGTGAAAAAATGGTAGAACATGGCATAATTGACAGTTTTACACTCACAAACATGGAAATTTCACCAGATTTTGATTTAGAAAAACGTGGATGGCGTCCAATAGAAAAAAATTATGTATATGAGGGTGTGTAGATGGCAGTTTTTAGTGCAATAGGGGCCGTAATTGCAGGTGCACTTGGTTTAGGTGGTACTTTTGTTACCATTGCAGGTGTAGGACTTAGTTTTACAGGAACATTGGTTGCTGGTGTTATTGCTGGTGGCTTAGGTATGGCTACTTCAAAAGTATTAGGACTTAACAAAGCACCAAACATACAAAACCCTAAAGATCCAGGCACAAAAATACAGTTAGCACCAAGCACAGACAACAGAATACCTGTGTTTTATGGAAGAATCAACACTGGTGCTCTCATAGTAGATGCACAAATCAAAAACCAAAACAACACAATGGTGTATGTGATGGTTATTGGTGAAAAAACTGACAGTGGTACATATACAGTAAACAAAATCAAACGTCAAGATGCTACACTTAATTTTAGTGGTGCCACAGTTACTTCAATCACAGATCCAAATGCTACTGCATCAAACAGAGTAAATGGCAAAATGAGATGTAGAGTGTTTGCAGGTAACGCACAGAGTACTGCAAGCCAAATATTTCCTACAACAGGAACACCTGTTACAGCACAATCATTGTGTGCCACAATCACTGCCGCAACAAACTATGAAGACTTAGTGTATGCAGTTTTTGAAATTGATTATGATCCAGAAAACCAATTGACAAGTTTGGGCACACTGACATTTGATATCACAAACAGTTTGAGTGAGCCTTCAAATGTGTTGTTAGACTATTGTAGAAATGATAGATATGGTGCTGGACTTGCTAACGCAGATTTAGTGTTAAGTTCATTTGATGACATGTATGACTATTCAACTGCTAATGTGGAATATACATCAAATGCAAACATCAGTGCGTATCATGACAGATGGGCTATTGATGGTATGTTGTCAACATACAATGATGTAAAAACAAACATTGATGGTATTTGTATGAACAGTGCAACATTCTTCACATATGATAACAAGCAAGGAAAATTCAAAGTAGTTCCAAACAGAGCGGCTACAGTAGGTGAAAAGTCAGCGGCTTTTGTGTTTGATGATGACAACATTGTGGGTGAAATTGAAATCACATCCACAGAATTGTATTCAATGTATAACAGTGTTGAAGCAGAATTTCCAGATATCACAAAACAAGATCAAACCAACACAATAGTTGTAGAAACACCTAGTGGTGATAGAAACACCAATGAACCAGACAATCCACTTACCACAAGATATGAATTGACTAATAACAGAAGTAGAGTATACAACTTAGCAAACATAGACTTACGTCAAAGTAGATTAAGCACTGTGTGTACATTTGATGCCACATATGAAGCAATACAAGTAGATGTAGGTGATATTGTTAAACTCACAAGCAGTTTATATGGATTTAGTGAAAAACTATTCCGTTGTATGAGAATCACAGAAAAAGAAAGAAATGATGGTATGCTTGTTGCCAGTGTTGTGTTATTGGAATATAATGATTCAGTGTATGAACACAATGTGATACAAAGTGCAACAACTCCAGGTATTCCAGGTATTCCAGGATGGTGGACAGGTATTTGGGGTAATGCAAACATCAACATACCGGGCAACATCATAATCACAGATCCAGGTAACGCAACTGCAAACATTGTTGATCCTCCAACAGGTAACATTATAGGCAATGTAGATTATGGTAATATTGATTGGGGTAACATAAGTTTTGGTGGAATTGGCGGAACAGATCCATCAACACCAGTAGCAACTGTGCCTATCACAACACCAGATATACCAGGCGTTGAAGAAATTTGTATTGATTTAGGTTATGATAATGCTTTGAGTGGCATCAAAGGCAATACCTGTTATACAATACCGGCTCCAGGTGGTGGCACATTTGAGCCAGGAACAAATACAAACGTTGCTGTGCCATTGCCAGATCTTCCACCTCAAAATCCAACCATACCAGGCGGACCAATTGTGCCTGATCTAAATTTAAACTTTGGTATTTGGGGCACAGGTAACGGTGGTAATTGGCAAACAAATACCACATACATACCAGATGTGCCAGTGATAAACCCAGGATACATCACACCGCACAAGATACAAGATATTGGTGTTGCATTACAAGTAGATGAAAACCCAGCCGCTAACACTGTTATGGTAGATGCCGCGGCTGATCCAACAGGAACAGAATTGGTCACAGGTGCTAACAGTATATTTGAACCAGCAACAGTGATACCACTAGGTGGTATTGACTATGGTGAATACACCACACTGAATTCAGTGGTGCCTATTGGTGCATTGAATGTTGCAAATGGTGCCACTGTAGCATTCACAGTGGGTAACAATGTTGCATATGAAGAAGTGCATGAAGCCAACTTAGAACCTACAGGACTCATTGTGTATGATAACCAGTATGGTGAAGGTATTGTGTCAGGATTTGACACTGCTATACCGCCAGTGTTATCAGATAACTTCAGTCTTGAAATTTCACCAGAAAGAGGCAACGCAGCCGCTACAGAGGCCAATGTGGTCACAACTGGTAAAAAATATTTGCCAGCAAATATCACCATACAACCATATGGTAACACCAGTTTGGATCAAACAGGCACAGGACAAAGAGGTTTTAAATTCAAAGGTGATTTGATTAGAAACACCAAAGGTGATAGATATAGAGATTTAAGATAATGAGATATGTATTTTATAACAGTGAAACTGGCTATATTTACAGTGTAAAAAATTACACAAAAATGAGCCATGCAGAACAAAATTGTGCGGCAAACGCAAGGTTTAACATGACATGTAAACCTGAAAGTGTTATTGGTGTAGTGGATAATCCTAACAACTTCCGCGTGAACGTTAGTGTTGATCCACATGTGGTAGAAAGCAAACCAGGCATACAACCTGTGCCTTTTTGTGAAGAATGCAGAACAATGAGAAATTATAGATTAAGTAAAAGTGATTGGACACAAGCCGCAGACTCACCACTATCAGCAGAATTAAAAGCACAATGGGCCACATACAGACAAGCACTCAGAGACATGGATATTGACAGTTGTCATTGTTGGGATGATGTAACATGGCCAACAACGCCTAGTTTAAGATAATAGGAGAATAAATGCCTTTAGGTAGTAGCAAGTTTCAAAACAAAAATGTACAGTTAGGTAATGGACCAGGCATACCTATACCTGAATTATTGTTTACTATAACTGAAAGTTATAGTGGTAACACTGCCACTAGACTAATCAATACAAGCAGTGATACATTAGATGCTACTACAGTTACATACACAATTACCAGTGATGTAACAAACACCACTGTTGGTTACAGTTTTACAGGAAATGTTGCCAGCGGTGATTTCACGGATGCTACACTAAGTGGCAATATTGTTACTGATGCAAATGGTAACGCAACAATTACAAAAACAGTAACAAGTTCAGGTGGACACAAAGACTTTGTGATGAATTTGGTTAGACCAGACTTTCCAAATATCATTTTAGCATCATCAAATGTCACAAACTGTTATGAACTAACACCTATCACAATGAGTGGTGGTGATACAACAACTACATCAAATATTACAAATCCACAATACAATGGAGATGGCAACGTTTTCTTTTCAACAAGAATACACACATTTACCACAACAGGTAATGCAACACTAACAATCACAGATTATGGTAATTATGAAGGAAATGCTAATATTTGGTTAAGCCAATATCTCACTACTGAAAGTGTAGGTTTAGATGGTAATGGTAGTTATTGGCAAGAAGGTATAGATATCAGAAGTTTAGTTATTGGTGGTGGCGGTAATGGCGGTGCTGGTGCTGGTGCTGGTGAATTTGGTATATTAAGATATCCATTTGCAAATGTAAGCACAGGCACATACACAATGACAGTTGGTGCTGTTGAAGGCAATAGTCATGTGTTTAGAGGCAATGCTACACTAGAAAGATTTGCTGGTGGTGGACAAAGTGTAGGTGATAGTTATACAGATCATTGGGGCAGTGGCCATGGTGGCAACGCAAATGTGAGTGGTAGTTTTATAAAAATACAAGCAGGCCCTACAGATTTAGCAGACAATGTTGCAAACGCAAGTTATCCAACCAACCTCAGTCAATATGTAGAATTTGCCAGTGCATTTAGAGGTGGTGTTGGTTATTTCATGACAAGAGATGGAGGTGGTGGTGCTGGAGGTGTTGGTGGTGCATTTAACAATCCAGAAATCAGTCATTATGGTTTAACATCTTTTGGTAAAGGTAACAACAATGGTGATGGTGGACATGGTATAAGTTTACCTAATACTAGAGATTATCCTACAACAAGCACAAGCCCCCAATCACAAACAATTTTAAGTAATAGTTTGCAAAATTCATGGTATAGAAATCCAA